TATACATATTATGAGTTTTTATAGGCTTCGTCTTCCCATTCAAAGTTTTTATCACCCTCACCGGCAGCTTTGCCAGTTTTAGTGTCTACTATTTTTCCGTCAATTCTTTTATATACTCTGGCGGGGGATCTAGTGTCTTTTTTCCAAGTTACAGTATTATTGTCATATTGTAATTTACCTTGGGCCATTTGATCTAAATGAACTTTCTCATGCGCCACCGCATCCTCTTTTTCTTTTTTACTTAAAGATTTATCTACAAATATGGTGCCGTCATTATTAGCCTCCGCCATAACTTCACCACCTAGATCTTTTTTGAAAACAGGCGTGCCGTAGCTAGATGTATCTTTGTCTATACCAACAAGATCCGAAAAGTCTCTAAGTTTAAATCCCATTATCTTTCTTTATCGTTAATCATATCGTCAATAGCTTTATTATAAACTTTATCAGTATATGTTTTATTTTTATAAAAAACACTATTTCTTGAAGTAGGCATGTCCTCTTCACCCAATAATATCCTATATATACGCATTATTAATTGTTGCCCTTTTAAGGAAACTTTATAAACTGCATATTTTGATGTAGTTCTGTTTCTTTCTTTAAAAACATCAACCCATCCTTCACGACGCAATCGCTCCCATCGGTTTTTATCCCAACTGTAGGTGTACACACCATTAATAAAATCATTACGTGTAAAAAGCTTTTTGCAATCCAAGTAAACCAGTAGTTCAAGATCAGCGTCTTTTAAATTGTAAGTTTTACAGGCCCATCTTCTGACAAGCCTGTAATACTTAAACAAATTTATATCCCTTATGTCTTGGCTATTTAGCCTCATTCTATAAGTACTATATCGGAAATTTTTAGTACGTAATACAAAGATTCGTTCCATTCAATCCCGTGTCCTGCGTGTCGATCATATCTAACAATATCACCATCTTGCAATATGTCTATTTGATCTCCAAAGCTAATTACCCGTCCTTTTATATATCGGACATCTGTATTTTGCTTTTCAGTTAATTCAAGTCCACCTACTTTCTTCGGCTCCTCTTTTATTTTTTCAACAATGACAAAATAATTTATTGCTTTCATTATGCCATTCTTTTATTACTGATTATGCAATCGGCAGATATAATTGTATTTACAACACTTACTGCGTTTTTTAAAGCTGTTTTAGTAACCAATACTGGATCTATAATACCTGCTTTAACCATATTAACATCCTTACCTGTTTTAACATCTATACCTCTATTTTTCATTTGAGGATATAGAACAGGTATATTAGCGTTTTCTAATATTGTTTCATATGGGGCTTTAATTGATTCAAGCAATATTTCTTCGCCTTTGTTCTTGGCTTTAATTAAAGTGGAGGCATTTAATAACGCAACACCACCACCAGGAACTATTCCTTCTTTATAAGCGGCTTTTGTCGCATATATTGCATCTTCAACACGGTCTTTCTTTTCTTTAAGCTCAACTTTAGAATTAGCTCCAACATAAACTATACCAACTTGACCGGTAAGCATTGATAAGCGCTGCTCCAATTTTTTCTTAAAAAATGGATTAGTTTCCTCGCTTATTTGCTTTTCAACATCTATTATTCTTAAAGCTATATCTTCGTTCGCTTCGGCAACTTGCAGCACAGTGTTTTTATCGTCTGTAACGGACTTAAAAGCTTCTCCTAATACATTAGGTTGTATTAGATCTAAATCGTCCCCTAACTCCTCGTTTATGATTTGAGCGCCAGTTAATATAGCTAGGTCTTCTAATGTGCTTTGCTTTGTTACGCCAAACCCTGGTAAATCTACAATATTCACTTTTATATTGCCTTTTACCTTATTAGCTAATAGTGTTGCGTAAGCTTGCTGATCAACGTCAGCCACTATTAATAAACTACGTTTATTTTTTATAACATGCTCTAATACATTTTGTATTCTGCGTATGTTTGGTATGGGTGAAGATACTATTAATACATAAGGGTTTTCTAATGTAGCTGTACCTTTGTTTTTATCGGTTGCTAAATGCTGGGATTTTAAACCGCTATCAAATTGAACGCCGTCAACAAATTCAACATAAGTTTCATTTGTATCGGACTCTTCCATTAGAACAATTCCATTCTTTCCAACCTTTTCATAAGCTTGCCCAATTTTATCTCCAAGCTCTGCGTCGTTGTTGCATGAAATACTAGCAACTTGCTTAAGCATATCACCCTTAACTTCAATACTGGCTTTATCAAGATAAACCATAACTTTTTCAGCACCACTGATAATGCCACTTTTAAGTTCTCTAACTTTTTCTTCATCTAAATGTTGGTTAGCGATTTTTAATAAAGAATGCGCAAGGACGGTTGATGTTGTTGTTCCGTCCCCGGCTTCTTTTACTGTATTGCTCGCTGCTTCTTTTATTAAAGTAGCACCGATGTTCTCAACCGGATGTAATAAGACTACGCTTTCCGCAACGGTTACACCATCTTTTGTTATTACCGGTTTTCCAAGAGCGTCTTCGTATATTACGCATTTTCCAGACGCACCTAATGTGCTCTTTACTGCGTTTGACAATTTTTCAACACCTTGCATAATTTGTTGTTTGGCTTCGTTGCCAAATGTGAGAGTTTTAACTATCTCACTGGGGTTATTAAATTCCATTAAATTAAATTTTAAATTATTTACTCTTTTTCAAAAGTCTTTACAACTTTAGGTCCTTTTACAAAATCAAGTTTCTTTTGATAGTATTGTATTGATCCGTCAATTGCTGCTTCTGCGCCCTCGATAGTTTCTCTCCTTGTAATATCCTTCCAGGAGTCTTCGTCTGGTACTTTGATTTCTGTTTGGTAGAATCCGTTTGGTAATTGCACAATGCGCCAATTGGATTTGGTAGACGCATGCTTCCAAGTTTCTACGGTTTTTTCATCTGGTTGTGGTTGACTANNCCACGNATNAGTCNNATAANATAGTGTCATTGGTTTTGGTTTTATATTAGTTTATTTGGTTGCTCTAACCCGAGCAGGGTATATTCTATAAATTACTTGGTTTTAGTGATTTTTACACTGTAGACGTGCTAAGGTTGCCTGCGTTGTCTACTGTTATTCTATATCTAGTTCCGTTAGGAGATCTTAATATTAAACCGCTAGCAGAATCATCTATTTCAATATCTCCACCATCAACTTCTAATTTAGAAGCAGGTGATGTAACTCCAATACCTACGTTTTGATTTTCGTCAATACGCATCACATCTGTACCGTTAGTTATAAATCTTATATTACCGTCAGTGCTTGTAGTACCTTGTGCACGAAAAACTAAAAATTGATTTTCAGTACCATTGTTTTCAATGCTAGCTGTTGTAGTATTTTGAGTTCCAAATTTAAAATTAATTTTCGAACCATTAGTATCACTAGTAGTTATCGACAAAGACCCAGAATTAGTTTGTACATCTAACGCTCTTGAAGTTGAAGAGCTAGCTACTACATCTAACATTGCTCCAGGAGAAACAGTTCCAACACCTACTCTTTGGTTTTCATCTATTCTAACGGCTTCTACACTATTAGTTTCAAATCTTATTTCACCTAAAGTCCCCGAAGTTCCGTGAGATCTTATTTTTAACACTTGGTTTTGTGACCCATTATTTTCTATAGCTGCAGTTCCAACACCTAAACTGTTTTCAAAATCTAATTTAACTCCATCAACATCTTCGCCTTCAACTTGAAGTCTACCTTTTTCGGTTCTAACATCTAAAGTAAAATTATCACCACTTGGTGTTGTATCTGAACTTGCGTGAAAAACAGAGAGTGTTCCGTTTGTTTCATCAACAAGCAATCGAGGAGAATAATTTAATTCTCCACTTGAATTAGAAACTAATAATTTACCAGCTGAACCTAAAGTATTTGTTTTATCCTTAACAGGTCCATTTAAATACAGTGTTGCGTTTTGTGTTATTAAGTCAGCGCTTGCGTCACCTAATGTAGTATTTCCAGTAACGGTAACATTTGTGTCAAAAGTAGCATCATTATCTACATTTAATTGACCAGCTATTGTTAACAATGTAGCTCCAGCGTCTTGAGAAAGTATACTATTACCAAGAGCTTGACTTCCTGTCCAAAGTGGTATTGTGTTTGCAACACCAGAACCTTCTATGTTGTCGCCTTCTACAGTA